GACCCAAGTGACTTCACACCAAGAAAAGGTGTAATGACACGATATGCTAAGAAAATGATTAGACCAGAGTTCTATGGTACAATTAATTGTAAAGACTTAAACTTAGTATAAGTTAAATCTTTATAAACTTAGATAGAAAAGCCCCCTTTTATTAGGGGGTTTTTCTTTTACATTTGATATTTATATACGAATCAATGAAAGTAGTACTAAACATCATTGATTAACTAAACTTCAAATAACCTGAAAAGTAGTACTAAACATTTAGGAGACAAAAAATGGCAAAAAGAGGCTATCGTGGAAAACATCCACACAATGATATGAAAGTATCAAAAAATCCAAGTTCAGATAAATATAGTTCAAAATTAACCAAAGAATATAACAATCTACCAGATAAACAAAAATATTCCTACATTAGGTCTAATTATTTTTATCCACAAGCATCTGCTACACTAACTGCGTCAGACCAAGCTGCTAATGGACAAAAATTCACAATAATATCAACTGCTGGAACATCTTATGAATTTACCGCTCATACAAACACTACAGTAACATCAACTGGACAATTTTCAAGAAATACAGGTGAAGTAGAAATGATGACTGCATTACATAGTTGTTTTACTGCAGCTGATAGTATAACTAAGGGAGTATTTACTGCTACTTTAGATACTACTGTTGGAGCAGCAGCAGTTACCATTACACAAGTAGAACCTGGACCAGATGGAAATACAACCATTACAGAAAATTTAGCTAATGTAACAAAAACTGATTTCACTGGTGGTTAATCAATAAAATATAAAACAACTTAAAGGGTGGGAATTATCTCACCCTTTTTTGTTTTCCTTGATATTTATATATGAAGAATAATACCCATTTTGGAGAATATTGATGTCAAAATTTTTATTTTTATATACAGAACCATCATCCGCATTAGAGGTTACGGGTTCAACACCACATGGAATTTATGATACAGATTCTGAATTTCAAACCGATAGTTTAACCACTTGTAAATATGTTGCAAGTAAACTTGGACATCCTGTTATGCAGTTGGAGTTCAATAGTGGTTCAATATATGCTTGTTTTGAAGAGGCAGTATCGGAATATTCACAACAAATAAATCATTACAATACAAAGAATTGGTTGTGGGAACACTATGGAAATACAGCCACTACCACTGGAATGAGTTCAACAGGTTCTCATGCACCAGAAACTGGTGTTGGGGGATTATCTTTATTTACTTTATCAGAACAATACGGACAAGCTGTAAATATTGGTGGTAATGCTACTATGTTTACAGGTTCAATAACTTTGACTGGTTCACAACAAGTTTATGATTTACCAAGTGAGGCTACTTTGGAGTCATCTGTCACGGATGCAAATCCAATGGTGGTTCAACGAGTGTTCAATCAAGCACCAGCTGCTATATCTAAATTCTACGACCCATTTGCTGGAACTTATGACAACATTGAATTATTGGATTCATTTGGATTTGGTAATGTATCACCCGCAGTATCTTATATATTAAGACCAATATCATATGATTTAGCAAGAGCAAACGCAATTGAAACAAATGATTTGGTTAGAAAATCAGCTTATTCATTTGAATTAATAAATAATAAAATGAGAATATTTCCAAAACCAGAAGATAGTGATAATGGTAGTAAAATATATTTTCACTATTATAAAAGAAATGATACAAATGATGTTACTCAAACTAAAACAAGTGGGAAAGTATCTGACCCATCAAATATACCTTATAAATTCTTAACCTATACAGAAATAAATTCTATGGGTAGAAATTGGATTAGAAAATATACATTAGCGTTAGCAAAAGAATTATTAGGAATCATTAGAAGTAAATATGCTTCACTACCACTTCCAAATGGTGAAGTCTCAATGGATGGTGAGGCATTGAAGTCAGAGGGTAGAGAAGAAAAATCAAATCTGTTAGAAGAATTAAATACGTTTTTAGAAGCTGTTAGTAAAAAAGAACAAGCAGCTACTGAACAAGAAGTCGCTAATTCTCAACAAGAAGTATTGAATAAAGCTCCTTTAAAAATATATATAGGATAATTAAATGTCACAAACAAAACCATTTTTTATACCACAAAAAGAATTTGATTTAATTAATCAAATGAATGAAGAATTGATTGACGAAATCATCGGACAATCTGTTGATATTTATAAAGTGAATGTTGAAAGAACAGAGGATAATGTTTACGGTGAATCAACCACTAAATATTATGACATAGGATTCAGAGTAAATTGTTTAATAAATTATAATGAACCAGAAATACAACAAGACGAGTTTGGTGCTGATTTAAATTCATCAATTGAAATGTTTTTTCAAAGAGAAAATCTATCAAGTGGTTCATTGAATTTCTATCCTGAGATTGGTGATATTGTGGATTGGAATGATTATTA